ATGCTCATTCTCATACTTGGCGTACTCTAATCCGAATAACGCATTCAGTCCCGGCAGGAGTTCTTTTAGTAGCTGTGCTCTTGAAATAGCCATTTGCTAATCTCCTTATAGTCCTGTTGTGTTATCGTAAAGGTGACCAGCATTAAACTTGACGATAACATCTGTATAGCTATCCCCAACCTCAGAATTCGGACCATCGACAAAATCGATGATACGAACTGGTAGCGTGTTGGTTGTAGCTGTAGTAGATATATCTACAGTATTCTTGCTGGTACCAATAGAAGTAGAGCCTGCTGTTTGGGTAATCGCACAATTGCTTCCCAAAACGGTCTGTGCGGCAGTGCCATCACATTGCATTTGGAAAAGAATATTTGGATCATCCATAACATAAGCCACAGCGTCAGAAGCCGAAGTATCGGCAACCCACTGCTGGTTGAATGTCAAGTTCTTGGAATTTGGGTCGGTGTATTTACATCCGACAAAAATACCTACAGGAGTCATAGAAGTAGTGCCTTCGTCTTTTTCAACGGTACCGGCAGCCACTAATTTGACAAAGTCACCATAAAAAATAGCAGTGTCGTAAGCACTTGCAATTTTAATATGACGGACTTTTCCTGTGAAAGAACCATTACAACTCAGTCCAGCTTGGGGCATTGCGCCATACGGCGTTGCACTACTAGGCATAACTGTGCTCCTTAGTCACAAGATTAAAATTTATAACCACAAGAATTATTTCTTGCGATTACTCCCGAAAGAAACCCTTGTTTGCCTTTCCGGTTTCATCATAGGCATTCTGGGGTCATTCTCTCTAAGGTAATTATTGTCTATGCCATCCATCTGTTGATCCGCAGCGTTTTGATAATACTCTCTACGCTGTTGCACAATTTCGGATGGGCATTTACACAATAACAACCCTCCAACTTCAATTGCTCCTTCCTTCGCCCAACGCGAGTTTTCATCAGACAGAATTTTCAATTCTGGATGATCCTCGGACTTGACGGGTTCCCACCCCTCTCGAAACTTACTGGATACATTGGTGTTATCAGGTTGACCTACCATACTGGTACGAATCCATCTAAACTCCCAACCATCCCTTGGTTCAGGGTCAGGTAGAACATTTGGTGGAGACCACGATTTTTTCCGCTCTGTGGTTGCACGGGTTTCCTCCCTTCGGGGGGTGCGCTCTTCAGACATTGTTCATATCCTTTATTAGTTGATTAGCATATTGCTGTGGTGTCAACCCAAGCCTCTTTGCGAGGGAAACTTGGGTAGCCGTTAACTGCACTTTGCGTGGTCTTGCACTATTATTGCGTGTAGCTGGTGCTACCACGGAACTCTGGGATGTCGTAGTAGGTGGCTGTCCTTTTTCCACCCCAAAGTAATCAGGAAATACTTCCTTCATGCGTTTGTCAATCCTTGTATAATAATCTTCCGATTTTGGATCAACATTTTCTTGTCTAACCAGCTTCTCATGGATTCCATAAGCAAAACTGGTCATTTCGGGATCGCTCCCAAACCATTGATTTTTAGCTTGCCAAGAAACCGCCTCCTCATCTGGAATCGGCACCTGTCGTTGCTGTTGCTGTTGAGCATACTGCTGTTGCGCGTACTGCTGTTCAGCCATTTGAGCATCGTAAACTGCTGCATCACTGTATTCCTCTGCACTTGCAGTATCCATTGTTGCTCTGGTCAACGCCTCTTGTGCCTTAACCATTTCGTCTGTGTTGCCCTGCTCGTAAGCCTCTTTGTATTTTTGTTGTGCTGCTTGGGTAGCAAAAGCTGCTCTTTCTTCAGCCTGTTTCCCCAAATATTGCTGACCATCGGAAACCAATTGGTTCAAACGATCATTCTCGGATTTAACACGCTGGGCATAAACAATTGCTTCATCACGCAGCTTGGCAGACTGTTCCTTCTTTCTTCGTTCCTGATGAAAGTCGTACTTCAGTTTCTTAATACGCTGTTTTGCCAGCTTGCCTACATTGGCTATCTCCTTATCAACAGCCTCGTAATCAGTTTTATCTTTTTGATCCTTTACACGCTTGTCTTCTCTAGGAGTCTCATCGACAACTTCAATGTCCAACTCCGCTTGGACTTCAACATCTTCATTAGGTTTAGTGCCAATCTGTGATTTGATTCCCAAAAATTTCTCTTCGGAACTCATGCCTGTATCTTCTTGTGTTGTTTGTTCTGCTTCACTCATACTTTTTCTATTCCCCTTGGATCATCGACTACCGCCTCAACATTGTCGTCATTGATCATACGAAGCTCCTTGCCATGAATCTTGATGCGCGTACCACTGAAAGCACGAAACAAGACAAAATCCCCAACCTGACACCAAGGTCCGGTTGGAAATCTTGTTTCATCCTTGTAGCAGTCAGGTCCCATTTTCATAACGAAGCCAACTATACTGGAGACTTCCTCGTATTGCAGGGTTTCCTGCGCCTTGAGAATGCCGCCTTCAGTCTTTTCTTCCTTGTCTGGGATTGCAATTAGGATTCGATAGCCAGTAGGCTCTGGCAACTGAGTTGCCTGTTTCTGTTCAATATTGTCATCAATATTAAGAGCGGTTTCCATTGTTCCTCTCTTTGCGTGGAAAAAAAAGGGTTTCCACGTTCCCCTTTAAATTCAGCACTTAACCGAAAAGAAGCACCGAATTAGAGTCGCTCTAGTTCCTCCACAATGTCAAGAAACTCGCGCTCTGCGAGGGCTAACCCCTCGATTACGCCTGTTTGATGTTTGTATTCATCAAAATCAGCGCAGCTTCCAGTAGCGATATTATCAGCCTTATCGTTCATTAGGTCTCGCAATTTCGACTTAAATTTGTCGATTAGCGAACTGCCAATAAAATCACTTCTAGCCATTATTATTACCAGATGTTATGTCAGATGCAAGTTTAGCAGCAATCTCTGCTGCCTTGGTCGCTTCTTCACTGGTTATCTTCTCTCCTTTTGTTTTTGCATCAATTACATCACTGATAAGTTTTTGTTCCATTCCAGACTCGGCAATTTTCTCCTGCGACTCAATTCTCGCAAGCTCAATTGCATCCTTAGCTTGGGCTTTCTGCATATCAACCTGAGCCTTCATCTGGTCAGCCTGTGCTTTACGTTGCACTTCGGCTTCCTTGATGTCCAGTTCACGCCTCTTGGCTTGTACCAGTGGGTCTTCCATTTGTTCCTGAATCTTCTGTTCCTGTTCTTCTATCTGCTGTTTCTGCAACAATTTCTCGGCTGCCTCTGCGACCAGCGCGGAGAGTCGTTTCTCAATGGTTTCAGGCAATAGCTCACCCAATGGTGGTAATTCGGTGCCAAGCTCCATTTCAATTTCAGCTCGATACTTGAATGCCAGATGCTCACGGATATGAGCTTCGACTGCTGCCTGCAATTGTTTCATCCCCTCTGGATTGCTTTCACCCATCTGCGCAAGCTCTGGGTCTTGCATCGCGGTCATGTGTACAGTAATGTGCGCTTCCTGATCCTGATACTCAAATGCCTTGACTGGTCTGCCATTAATCATGTCCATGTTCTCGGTAATCGGATCGGTTGGTACGCTCTCATCGTCAGGTGGAATAATCTTGTCGGCATCACGGATGCCAAGTGTGTCCAGCATTTGCCTGTGCAATTCTGGCAAGTTATACATTTCTGGAGACTGCGATGCCAATTGCAATGCAGCCTGATATTGCATGATTCGTTGTGCCATTGTCGCTGAGTTCGGATCAGAAACAGGCATCACATCGATTCGGTCATCAAAGTCTTCTATCTTGATGCCTGCTTCTGGCTCAACCTCATAGGGGTACTGAGGCGAGGTAAAATCCTTGATCACATTCACCAAAATATTAAATTCCTGTCGCATCGAGGCATGGAGCCTCGCTTGGATCGCACTCATTACTTTCATGGTGCGTTCCAGAATTGCCAAAGTGGTACCCACTGGAGCTTCTTGTTTCATGTCGGCTACATTGAGATCGGAAGCACTGGTAAAACGCCTGCCTTCCTCGACAATGTTACTCAATAACTGGTACAGGACTGTTGATGGTTCCTTGTAAGGCAGGAACGAAATATTGTCCCTGATTGCCCCACCGGGAACATCCACATCCCTAAACTCACCCGGCATAATCGGGGTATCATCGCCCTTGATCCTTAATCCTCTGGACTTCAGACCACCGGGAAGATTCGATAAAGTACCTGCATCCACCAATTGTCTTAACAAAGAGGTGGCTGATTTTGCCAATCCGCCAATCAAATGCACCAGCCCAAACCCATAAAA